TCGTCCCCGAGCCCCAGGCCGAACCTGGTGTCTAGGAGCCCGATTTTGTCGACCACCGAACGACGCAGCACGACGCAGAAGAACGGGACGAAGCCGCTGTCCAGTGCTTGGCCGGTCCACGCCGCGCGCATCCACGCCGCGCGTTCGGCGTTGTCCTCGGGAGCGTCCCCGGGGAGGTGGCCCTTCTCGCGGAGGTCCTCGTAGGACCAGCCGACGCCGCGCTTCTCGTTCGGCCCGACGGCGCAGATCACGCCGAACTCGGGATTAGCCTGGAGCGTCCCGACGAGCTCCTCGTAGCAGCCGGCGTAGATCTCGGTGTCGTTGTTCTGGATGCAGACGAACTCAGCGTCCGAGGCGCACAGGCCCATGTTCACGGCGCGGATGAATCCGAGGTTGCTGGAGATCTCGATCACGAGCGGCGAGAAGCCCCACGAGCAGAGACCCGTCGCGCCGTTGTCGATGAGGATCAGCTGCGCCCATTCCGGCGCGTGATCGCCGAACGAATCCACGAACCGCTGCGTCAGTTCAGCCTGCCCGTAGCACGGCACGATCACGTCCAGCGTCGCCGCCCTCGCCTCGTCCTGCACCACGATTGGCGCCTCCTTCTTGCCGATCGCTTCCTCGTAGAGCTCGCCCATGCGGGCTGAGAAGTCGGTGAGGTTGTGTTTCCTTGGGTAGTTCTGGGAATGCCAGCCGCGCGCATCCATCGCGTTGAAGCAGTAGCCCAGTTCCGCGGCTGTCTTGCCTGGGTCGGACGGATCTGCCGTCCACTCCGTGTACCGGCAGCCGGAGGCGGCCACGACTTCGCAGCCGCACGCAAGCGCCTCGGTCATGACCCGCGTCGGGATCACGTGCTCCGTCAGCAGGACGTCAGCGGAGCGGTAGACGTCGTCCATGCGTGGCGTTCTCGCGTAGATATTGCCTAGCCCGTTGACTGCCCCGAGGTCCCTGAGTTTGCCCAGCAGTGGCGCAATGGACCGGACGCTTGCAGGCGCAACGCCCATAATCCAGACCTTCAGCCGGGGAATGCTCTCGGCCGCTATGCAGCAGGCGTTGAGGGCGTTGAAGATTCCGACGTCCTCCCGCCACGAGTCGCAGATCAGGACGTTATTGTCTCCGGGGCTGGGCACGTCCCACAGGGCCCCGTCCGGCGAGAAGCGCGCCGGGTCCACTGGCGGGTGGTCGATCAGCCGCAGCTTGCTCTCCGGGAGCACGTTTCGCCAGTAGGGCATGTGCTCCTGGATCATGGTCGCCTGGATCTTGATCCGGTCCTGCTTGCCCTGGTCCACGAAGTACGTGTAGACGAGCAGTCCTGGGTTTGCCAGTTCCATTAGGAAGCCGGACTCCGGCCTCCCGTGGAGGATCGAGATAACAGGGGCGCTGGACAGGCCCTGCACCTCGGCGGATGGCAGATCATGCCACACCCAGACGTCGGCGTCCGCTGCCTCACGTGGGCCCACCGTGCGCAAGGTCCAGCCTCCGCGCTCGTCGGTGGCGCCGGCCTTTGGCGCTTGATGCACGCCGTTGATCCTGGCTCCGGTGTCGACGAAGACGGACTGCCGGCCCGCGAGCTCGTCAGCGTGGACGAAGTCGCGGGCCGATTCGTAGAGGCCTGAACTGGTCGGGCAGAACGTTGCGAAGTGGGCTACCTTCACGAAACCTCTCATGGCTGGGTGGAACCGCTACGGTAGCCTTCTCATACGACCTCACGCCAGGCTGGCGCCGTCCGTCAGCCTGTAGCCCTTCACCGTGACCTCCATGGTCCCGCCAGCGCCCGTGTTGTCGTCGCCCCAGCACCAGACGACCTTGGTTGACTCGAGCGCAAAGGCCGTCCCAGCCACAGCCCCCAGCGTGGTCCACAGCAGCTTGAGATTCGCGTTGAAGCCCGCGAGGATGTTCGACGCGATGACGGTTGCCCCGGTCGGCCCGTGGATATTCGATGTGCCGAATTCGACCGTCGTGGGCCCCGTCATGTTCGCAGCGCTGCGCTGGAAGATGATCTCCTCGATCATGATCCCGCCAGTCGCGGTCAGCATCGCGTAGGTCTGCGTGTTGTTCGGGATGTCCGTGTCGGTGATGGTCTTGGTGAAGCAGAACGGCTGCCCCTTGGCGGTCGACGCGACCACTGCCGCAGCGTGCGCCGTGGAATCAGCCACCGCAGCGGTCGAGGCCGCCGTCTCCGCGACCACCTGGACCGACGCCGCAGTCGAGTCGGCGATGTTGGCGACCACCTGGACCGAGAACGCCGTGCTGTTCGCGGTCTCGGCCGTTGCCTGGGCAGTCTCAGCGACGACCTGGATCGAAGCGGCAGTCGACGCCGCCGTCTCCGCGACGACCTGCACCGAGGCAGCGGTCGAAGCCGCGGTCTCCGCGACCACTTGGATCGACGCGGCGGTCGACGCGGCCGTCTCGGCAACCACTTGGATCGAGAACGCCGTACTGTCTGCGTCTGCGTCGGCCTGGCCGTCCACGACCTGCACGGAGAACGCCGTCGAGTTGGCCACCTCTGCGGTTGCCTGGGCAGTCTCAGCGACCACCTGGATGGAGGCAGCGGTGCTCGCCGCCGTTTCCGCCACCACCTGCGTGGACGCAGCGGTGCTCGCCGCTGTTTCCGCCACGACCTGCACGCTGAACGCTGTGCTGTTCGCGGTCTCCGCCACGACCTGCACCGACGCCGCCGTGCTGTCGGCCGTCTCGTGCTCACCGCGCTCGACGACGGCCACGGAGAAGGCGATCGAGTCCGCGATGATCGCGGCCCCGCCGGCCCCGGTCCCAGCGCTTGTCGAGCACCGAGCGAACTCCACCAGTCCGCCAGCGTCGACCTTGCACAGGTTCTGGAAGGTCTCGCCGCTTGCCGAGTAGGCGACGCAGTCCTCGACGGTGAGCCGGTCACAGAGGGCGCCAATGTTCATGGGGCCCGAGTCGCCGTCGGTCGCGGCGACGCCATTCCAGACGTCGGTCGCAGCCGCGCCGGTGCTTGCGATGATCTCCTTAAACTCGCACCGGCTCAGGGTGATGCCGCCGCTGACGCCGGTCGACGTCGGATCGTTGTAGTAGCCGTACGCCGTCGCACGCCCAACCCAGAACTCACAGTCCTCGATCTTGCCGCCGACCTGCACGATTGCGGTTGCAATCACGTTGATGATCCCGCGGTGCATGTCGCGGAACTGGCACTTGCTGATGCGGAAGTGCTGCAGGGCGTCGGTGAGCTCGATCCCGAAGTTGGCCCAGGACGAGGTCAGCAGGCTGCCCGAGAACAGGCAGTTTTCGACCTCGAGCCGGTCGGCGGTGGCCGCCGCGTTGATCGCGGCGTTGGCCGCGCCAGCCCCAGCCGAGCGGGTGAACTTCAGCCCCTCGATGTGGTTGTCGGTCCCGGCGATCGTCATCTGGTCGGTGAGTGCGCCCGTGGAAACGATGTTGAACCCGGAATCGCTGAAGTCAGCGATCGGGCAGACGACCCGGAGGCGGGCCACGGTCAGCGCGATGCTGGCGGTGACCGTCTCGCTCCCTCCTGGGACACAGTAGACCGTGTCCCCGGCCTCGGCGAGCGCGGCTGCCCTGGTGAGAGTCAGGAGCGGGAATCGCGGGTCAAGGCCCGAGTTCCCGTCGGATCCCTTGTTGGAGTCGACGTAGAGAGTCCCCCCGGTCGGGGAGGCCTTCGTGAGAGCGCCGGTGTAGGACCCCAGCTGCTCAGCCGTGTAGCGGCGATTGCGTGCGACCATGGTTCGTTCTCCTCAGGCCTTAGTCGGCCGGTCCGTCGGTGTCGGGGGAGTTCTCGACCCACCAGATGTGGTCGCGGACTCCGATGGTCATGTCCCAGCCAATCCTGACCCTGAAGCCCTCGCGGGTCCGCAGGTAGGCCTCGGTGCCCTTGCCGCCGAAGGTGGCGATCTCGGGGCGCATCTTGTACTTCCGGACGAACTGCCTTTGCGGTCGGCCTCCATACCAGGTGTCCGTGGTCAGCAGGTCGAGCATCGGGGTGCTGATCAGCTTGATCCTGCCGCCGGGGCCGCCGGGGCCGAAGAAGTTTTCCTCGTTCGCCACGGCTGGCTGGAGGGTCGACGTCAGCATCTTCCAGGCCACTGCCCAGAGGGCGTCGGGGACCAGGATCACCTCGGGGAAGTTCGCCACAGGGAAGCCCTTGGGGTTCACCATCGAGGCGAGGCGAATCCTCAGGGTCTCGAGGTTGTCTGTGTCGACGAGGGCGTTGTTGTTGACGCGCGTTCCGCTTGGCGTCCTCGTGCTGGGCGTGTTCGCCGTCGCCGAGAACAGGGACGCAGCAGCGCGGTCCCGGATCATGACGTGGGCGTAGTCGCCGGAGGCTCTCGACCCGTTGTAGTCGATGATCTTCCGGAGCCCGAAGATCTCCATGATCTCCCTGGCGCCCTGGCCGAGGTCGACCAGCTCCGAGAACACCCGGGGGCCGCCCAGGTCGATCGCGTCCTGGCTGAAGGCCCGCTGGTAGCCGTACTTGAAGTTGAGGATCGTGTACCGCTCCTCGCCAACGTCGACCTCCTTGTACTCCTCGGTCTCGCCGAGGGGCTTGGGCTCCTGGGTCGGGTCGATCGCGCCGAAGTCGAGAGGCTGGCCGAGCTCGGAGTTCGGCTGGATGTCGTCCATGTCCTGGACCATGAGGTCCACGACGGTCGGGACTGACTCGTAGCCCATGCCAGCGTCGCCGACGGCCATCGCGCTCGCCAGGAGCGGGAACGCACTCGTGGCGACCGAGCGGGTGCTCATGCCGTCGTTGGAGCGGTGGTCGAACGACACCTCGAAGTCCAGGGCCCTCCGGAGCGCCTTGGTGTCCCCGATCGCGCCGAACGAGAGGGACTCGGCCTCCTCGTCGCGGCAGGACTCACCGCGGCGCCTGCGGGCGTTGATGTCGCTCCGCCTTCGCTGGAGCTCGGTCAGCTTGTCGCGCAGCCAAGCCCCCGCGTGCTCGCCCTCGGCCGCGCACTTGTTCTTGAAGTCCGCGAAGTTGGGGGTGAGTTGGGTTCGAACGAAGACGTTGTCGTGGGTCCGCAGCGCCGGCTCGTTGCCAGCGCCTCGCCCGGTGACGTTCGGGCGGACCTTGTTGTAGTCGAGGATCGAGAACTTGTTCTGGTCGCTCATGCTACTGCTCCCTTAGACCTGGACTGCGGCGAAGTAGGACGCGGCCGCCCTGATCGTCGCGTGGACGAGGGTGGTGTTTCTGATCGTGGTGCCGCGGTCGGCCACGTCGCCGACGTCGGGGTTGCCCTGCTTCTGCGGGTAGCCGGCGTGATCGAGGACGTGCCCGATGATGTTGCTGCCGGAGGTCGTGACGAGGACGTGTGAGATCCAGTAGAGCGCGTCGCCCCTGGAGGGGTTCGCGGCGGCGCTCAGGTTGACGTCGAAGACGTCTCCGGGCCTTGGGATGATGAACGGGTTAAACCCCGCGGACCTGCTTGCGGTCCAGTCCTCATGGCAAACGGCGAGGATGGCGGCCATGGACTGGTCGGAGTCGAGCCGAGACATGTTGCTGGACTCGAGCTCGCAGAGGTCTCCAGCCGTCATGACGGCGGTGGACCCCGCAGCACACGGCAGCAGGAGAATCATGGGCTCCCGCCCGCCGCTCAGGGACTTGTTGTAGCTCCATCGGTTGGCCATCAGTTCGCTCCTCGAATCAGGTGTGTGAGGGCAGCGATGCCGCCGTCATCGTTGTCGGTGGTTTCGGGTGCCGCCTTCGTTGGCAGCTTCGGGGTCTTCTTGCCGGCGACCTTCGGCTCCGGGGTGCCGACGTCGGCGCCCATGCGCTTGGTCCACTCCTCGCGGATCGCCTTCTTGGCCTCGACCGCGGAGATGCTGGGGGTCTCGAAGATGAGGTCCTCAGCAAAGCGCTTGAGGTCGGATGGGGTCCAGGAGAGGATCAGCCGCTTGCGGGCCTCGATCGCCAGGGCCTCATCGAACTCGAGGGACTTCGCGGCCTTGGCCGCTTCCTCGTCGACCTCTTCCGTGACCGTCTCGTCGGTCTCAGTCTCGGTCTCGGCCGTGGCGGTCTCGGTCCCCGTCTCGGTGGCGGTCTCCGTGGTGGCTTCGGCTCCCGCTTCGGTCGTGGTCTCCGTTTCCGTCGCGGTCTCGGTCTCCAGTGTCATGCTTTCGCTCCTTGTCGCGGCGGCCAGCGCCCTCTTGAGTGCGTCCTTGTCCGCGCCAATCGGGACAAGGCTTGATTCCTTGAGGGTCCACGTCAGGCCTACGACGGCTGGGCCCTCGATCCGCTTCCCGCCCTGCTCGAAGACCGAGCCCTCGGAGACCTCGGTGAATGTGTTGATCTTGTAGCCGATGCTGGCGGCGTCGATCGAGCCGTCCTTGACCAAGCCGAAGGCGTCGCGCGCGGCTTGCGTTGCGTCGCTGAAGCGGTAGACCGCGTGGACCTCGTCGCCTTCTTGCTTGATCCGCACGACCCGCCCGAGGACGTCGAGGACGTCTCGCCGGTTGTGGGCATTGAGCAGGGGGACGCCGCGCTCGGGGTCCTCGACCTTCATGCCGGAGACGAGCAGGATCTCTGGGGCTCCCCACCCCATGTCCGCTGGGTTCTCGGTCGCGATCACGAAGGGGACTTCGCGCGTCTCCTCGTTGATGCCTTCCTTGCGGACCTGGATCTTGCACGTGCGGTAGAGCATTTCGGTGACCTTGGTCATGCGGCAACCCCAATCCGGCCGGCGGCCTTCCCGTTGGTCTCCTCTGGCTTGTCGTCAGCGGCGGCAAACGGTGTGCGCGGAGGCGCTGGTGGCATGCCGAGTTCCTTGCGCATTTCGTTCTCTACCTGCTCCTCGAGCAGCTTCTGGCGGAGTTGCTCTTTCCAGTCCTGCCCGCGCCCTGCGTAGTACTCCTCCCAGGTCATCAGCCGCTCGCCGGCCTCGCCAGACAGGGAGAGCTTCGCGGCCTTGGCCTCGCGCTCTGGCTCCAGGTAGGGCTTCTTCGGCGGGATGAATGACGCTTTCCCGAGGTCCTCAGCGGCAACTCCTGCTAGCCCCTCGACTCCGCGGAGGAGAGCGTCCTCGAGCGCGGTCTGGCGAATCCACGCCAGGACCTCGATCAGGGCCTGCCGCGGGGTGGCGGCGGCCTGCTCGAACTCGATCCGGTCAGCCCTGGCTGCCGAGAAGTTGGCGTCTCCAAGGTCGGCGAGGACGACTCGCCAGGAGATCCCGAGAGCCGCGCCGATCCTGCGGGCTAGGACCTTAGTCAGGACCTCGAGGTCTGGCAGCGGGAAATTGGGGTCGACCGTGGAGATCTTCTCCCCCTTGCGGAGGACCATGATCATTCCAGGCACGAGGTCCTGATCAAGCACCATGTGGTTCGTCTTGGCGGTGACGTTGACCAGGTCTGGAATGTCCGCCGCGGTCTCAATGAACACGGCGAGGCACGCCGCGATCTGGACCCGCTTCGCCGCGGCCTCGATTAGCAGGTCCATGTCCCTGAGGTTCTGGGTGATCGCGTGGAGGAACGTCACAAAGCGGGACTGGCCAGGCCTGCCAGGTCCGTGGAGGTGCTTGGCGTTCTCCGTCGTGACCCGCTCGTAGTCCCTGACCGTTGACGCGAGGGTCGGGCGGAAGTTGCCGGCGAAGAGGAGTGGGACTGCTCCGTCCCCTGGGTGGGACTTCGCCATCCAGTAGGCGACGATCTTGCTGTCCGCGTCCCTCTCAACGCCCTTGCGCACCTCGTGGTTGGCGAACCCGTTCTTGCGGAGCCATCCAACGACGTCGGACGGAGTCTCGACCCTGTCCCCCTCGACGATCTCGAAGTGGACTGGAGCGGCGGGGGTGGCCTTGGAGCGCTTGACCCAGATCTCCCCGTCCGCGTTCATGCGGTCGGCCAGCATGCGCTGGAGTGCCGGCCAGGAAAGGAGCTCTGCGGGGGCCAGGGTCTTGCGGAGTCCCTTCCAGACGTCGTCGACAGCGGTATCCTTGTCGCTGTCTCCGGTGGCGGCCTTGTCCGTGATCCCGGTCCCTACCATCTGCTGGGTGAACTGCAGAACCAGGCCAGAGCCTACGGGGTCGTCCCGCTCGGTGATCCGGGCCCGGTCCCGAAGCGTGTCCATGTCGCCGAGGACCTCGGCGTCTGCTGACCGCGGGCCTATCGTCGAATGCCAGGTGGTTGTGTTGTCGCCGTCCTTGGCAGCGGCGTAGCCAGCCGCCCTCATTCCGAGGTCGACGCCCTGACGGTAGTCCGGGTCTCGCTCCATGCGGTCGAAATGCCACGAGACCACGGCACGGTAGGGGCTCACGAGGGAGAGCGCGTCGAGCCACAGCCTCCTCGTCCAGGGCGTCTTGAGCTTGGCCCATGGGCGGGGGTGGCCCACTAGTTCACCCTGTAGCCGGTGCGGCCGTGGATGATCCGGTTGGTCTCGCTGTTGGAGCTCTCGACGACGATCGGCAGAAGGACGTCGTAGAGGTTCTGCAACTTCTCGAAGTTGAGCTGGGAGCCGGACTCCATGGAGTACTGGGCCCGGTTGCCGATTAGCCAACCGACCGCGGCGAACATATTGGCGGTCTTGGTCGAGTCCCCAGGCCAAAGCAGGCTGTTGTTGTACTGCGCTAGGGCCTCGGTGAACGTGGAGGTGGAGTCAAGTGCCACGCCCGAACAGTATTCGCGACCGTCAACACCTCCAAACTATTTCCAGGCCTGGAGGCACAAGCGTTCTGGCCATTGACGGTTAGGCCGGGTAGCACCGTTCGCAGATGTCCACGACCTGCTCGCCGCCGATACTCCCCTGGGCCTCGGCATGGATCTGCTCGCCGCACCTGGTGCGCTGCGTTTGGAATCGCCCGCGCCCCGTCAGGTGATGCCAGCGCCCCTTGGCGTCACGCCACGCCGCGTGGTCCCTCCAGCGCTTCACCCTTGCCGCATAGCGGGAGGGGTGGCGCTCCTTGACCTTCTCGAGCTGGACGCACCCACAGACGCACTCGTGCTCCTTGATCCCGTCCCTGGCTGCGGTGGTGCAGCAGCAGTCGTCGTGGTGGCGCATTGCCTGGCGGATCGGCTCTGGGACGTTCCCGATTGAATAGGTACTGGCCCCAACCCTCAGGGTCCGACGGAGGCGCCGCTCCCACGCCAGGACCTCCCTTGAGTCGGGCCCGCTCACCGCGCCTTCTCCCTCGGCAGCGTCCACCTCGAGTAGCAGACGCGGCACCTCAGGTAAGCCGTGTCGAAGGTCGTCCCGTAGCAGACCACGGCCTGGGAATGCGTGTCGGTCAGTACCCTGCTGCAGGTCTTGCAGGGTGTGTATCGCGGCAGGCGCGGCCAGACCTTCGGGCGTGGCCCGTGCTTCTTCGTGCTGTGAAACAGGTGCGGGTGGGTCTTCCTGGTGCAGACCGAGAGCGAGCCAGGCGTCACCACGTCCTTTGCCTCCCTGGTCGTGTGGGGTTTCGCCTCCCGCTTGCCCGTCTTCTTCTCCTTGGTCATCATCGCCGCCTCCCTATTGGCCATGTCTTCTTCTTGGCTGCCTTGCCAGTCCCGACACCGCTACCGTGTTGCGGATTCCTTCGTGAAGCGGCTTCGGCCGCCTCGTTGTCGTTTCGCCTGTCCTGCTCCTCCTGCGTCCTGCCGCGCTGCAGGGGGGCCAGGTTCACCGCCGATCCTAGCGCGTACACGTTGCAGTCGCTCCAGTGATTCGGGCCCTTGGCCTTCCACATCTTCTTGCGCTTCACAGGAACCAGCTGCTCGGAGGACGCTTGCGCCACCCATTCCGCCGAGACGTCGCTGGGGAGCGTAAGGCGCGGGACGACCTCCCCGCCCTCGAGCTCTAGCCGGCGCTTGACCAAGCCGAACAGGTTGGTTTTGATCGCGAACGTGTTCAGGACGGCCATTTTCTTCTTGACCTTGACGTCCGCGCCTTCGTAGACGTAGTCCGGGAGCAGGGTCCACCTGATCGGTGGTTGGTCCGAGTCCTCGTCCTCCGCTCCACCCCGAACAGCGTGGGCCCTGGGCCTCGTCCTGGAGTACTCGTAGACCGCGACGGGTTGCCATCCGGAGTCGTGCATGCCCTGGGTGAGTTGCATCGCCCGGCCGTCTTCTGACGTGAACGTCCTCCCGTAGAGGATCTGGTCGAAGACCTCCAAGTCTTCGGGGCCGATCGTCGGCGTGTGCTCCCTGGGGACGACGCCGTAGTCCACGAGGGCCCCGCAGAGGACAGCCTGCCCAGCCGAATTCCTCCGAAGCCCCCAGCCCCACACGCACCAGTGGAGCTCAACCGTCCTCGAGTCCTGGCCCGCTGTGAGGAACCGGCACCAGGAGGGCACCTCGCCTCTCGTGTACTCCCCGCGGAGGGCCTTCCACTCGTCCTCGAGCGTCTCCTCTACAGCAGGGTCGAAGACGTCCCCCCAGCGCTTGTTGACTACAACGCGCTTCACGCTGTCGTCGTCCAGTCCCTCGATCCACTTCTCCGCCAGGAAGGCCAGGGGCTTGTTGCTCATGTAGAGCTGGCCGAAGTGGAGCCCGATCCAGTTCTTCTTGGCGGCGGTCTCCGGGTCAAGCGTCGTCCGCTGCACGCAACGCTTGCGAACCGTCGCGAACCGCTGGGCGTCTGAGAGCACGGCACCACAGCAGGGCGTCACGTAGGCGTAGCAGTTTGGGTCGATCACTGCCTGGGCTGGAGTCTGGTCCGGGCCGGGGAACACCTCGACGTGGTCCCATGTCAGCCAGAACGACTCCCCGCAGTGGAAGCAGTCAACAAAGCCTCGCCGCTGGTCGCTCTGCTCATAGTAGAGCTTCCCGGCTCCTCGGTCCCTGGTCGACGGGTGAGCGAACGCGACAATCAGCGAGTCGCCCATTTGAGCGTCCGTCCGGATCTCCGCGATCTTGATTGGGTCTCCGTGCCCCTCGACCTCGTCCTGGAGCGAGTCCACCTCGTCTATGAACACGACCCGGTAGGGCAAGCTCTGCAGGTTGAGGATCGATCGGCCTCCCTGAATCCTCAAGACGCCGTCGACGTAGCGCTTGACCAGGAGCAGGTCTGAGCCTGTCCCCGACAGGTGCTTCGCTGCTACTGGGGGGCAGGTCTTGTTGGCGTGGTCGAATCGCTCCCTGGAGAACTCGCGAGCAAGGTCGTCCTTGCTGATCAGGTAGAGGATCGGCCCGACGAAGTGGACCAGCATCCAAAGCAGGACGTTGATCATGGCCTCCGACCCGCCGCCCTGGCCGGACTTCATCAAGACCACGCCGCGCTTCCCGGTCCTGATTGCCTCCTCGACAGCGTCCATGATCGCGGTCAGGTATGGGAAGACCTCGTTCGACCACTTCCCGGGCTTGCTGGTCGTCCCTTCCTTGAGGTCCCTGTACTCCGCAGCGAACTCCGAGGGAGAATGAGGGGGCGGGGGCCTGAGGACGACCGACGCGGCCCGAAGCATCTCTGGGGCTGGACACGTCA